ATGATAGAGTTATAGAAAGCAAAGACAACGTAAATAATGAATATGAAAAAAATGTATACGTGCACAAAAAAAAATTCAGAATAAAAATTTTGTATGAGTATGAGGTTAATAATCAATTATACACAAGCTATTTTTACAATGATGGTAAAGGAGATGGATATTTAGATCAAAATAAATTTTCAAATATATCAAAAAAATACAATAATATTAAATACATAACTGTATACTATAAAAATGATAATCATAAAAAAAGTTGCATATCATTCGATGCAGTATCAAATTTTTATGTGTATGCATATTATGTGTTTGCAATTATAATATTTATTGCAATACCATTTGTAATGTTTATTCAATATTGAGTACAATTTACAATAATGTAAAGAATAATAATAGCACTTACGATATGCGGTTTATTATGAATAAAATTATTCATCATACTATACAATAATACTATAAAAAGCGAAATATATTTCTAATCACATAATATAATGGCAGATTGTGTATATAGTATATCAACGGAAGACATAAAACCAAATGAAAAAGATACACGTTGTGCACCTGATAAAAAGTTTGAGGCAGGATCATGTATACGTTTAGAAATATTGGTATTATTTACGAAAGCATATAATGAGGAATATCCAGATAATAAAATAAAATTGGATTCAAATATGGAAGTATTGCATCCGCATAAATATAAAAAATATTTGGTGAATGAATTCAAAAAACGATTAGAAGAAAAATGCACAACGCAAAAATGTTGGACACGACAATCTTTTGTAAAACGCATGCCAGAATTTGCAAAAGAAGAAATAGCAAAGTATACATTTAGACCAGAAGGACCCGATAATAGTACAGAATGGCTTAACACTGATAATATAAATCAAACATTAAAGCAATATGAAAAAAAATATTCTGATTTTAAATTTTTTGGTGCTGTGCCCAGAGATTTTCAAAATCATGTGGAAACATCAGTAACTGATGAAATGCTATTTGAAGCAGTGGAAGAAGGTAAAACTCGCTTTGGAATTGTGTTTAATACAGATCCGATTGGTAAGCCTGGAGAGCATTGGAATGCATTATTTTGTGATGTTGAGAAGGGTGAAATTAGGTTTTTTGATTCATTTGGTATTCAAGGGAATAAAGAGGTGATTTCATTTATGAAACAATTGGCGATATTTATAAAAAATCGAAAAGATTCTATTGCAAATGTTAATAGAAATAAAACAAATTTTATGATAAAAGCAGATCACAATAAAATACGATGTCAACGTAAGGGGTATAATTGTGGTATGTATAGCATTAATTTTATTCTACGCATGCTTCGAGGCGATTCCTTTGAGAAAATTTGTGAATCAAAAATACACGACGATGTTGTACAAAAATGTCGAAAACACTATTTTTCAGGATCTTCTTTTAATGAATGAAGTGAATTTGTTTTTTATGAAAAATTGATATATTTTTTGTTTTATATAAAGATAAAAAATATATGATTATTGAAAAATGGTTTATATTGTAAAAAACATAAAAAAGAAAATATGATAAATGTAAAAAGCAAACGTTGTATACACAATAAAATTCATTCACAACGTGAGGTTATAATGGTTGTATTAATTTCATCCTACGCACTGATGATAATGCTTAAAAAAATAATTAAAAATTGTTCGATATGTGAATTCTTTTTGGTTTGTCTTTCTATAAAATAAGTTCCTATATTGTTCATTTGTGACGATTAAAAATATAAAATAATATGATAGATATGATCGCATACTATAAAAAAATTAATTTTTTTTATGTGAATAAAAGATGGATTATAATTTTAGCTGTAAAAATATTGAACCAATAAATTATTTGGCTTCGCACCGTTTGGTTTTTATATTCCAAGAACATTGTTTATCGCTTCCGAAATAGCATGATCTTGGATCTTTAAAATTACCGACGGGACAAACCATTGTATCCATTCTTATTTTTTCTAGTTCATCATCTTTTTGTTTTTGCAAAGTTTCCAAATATGCGATTTTTTTTAATTCTTCCTCATCATCATTTTTTTTAATTATGTAATAAGCAAAAACAAATATAGAAATCAAAATAATACTAATTATGTAAACATAGTGTATCATGTTATGTTATATATTATTTTGCGATAATAATTTTTAAATTTTTAATCTTATTATCATATTTTTTACATTTGTGTTTGTAATAATCACCACCGAACTGACCGCGATTTATTTCATTAAAACAAATAAATTTACCATATGTAGCTCGATATGATCCATTCATACACGGACATAATGATGATGGTTGTTTGCAATGAATACAAGAGTTTATAGCGGTTGATCCAACGGATCTAAAAATATGAACTCTTGTAGAACACGTCTGTCCATTTCGACATGTTTTACAACAATATTCTCCAATCATACCATTCCATGAATCGCATTGACATCCATATCGAAAATTAGCACATTTAGTCATTTATTCTTGTTTATTATTGATAAATAATTTTTTTCCCTTGGTTGTCATTTTGTATCCATCAATTTCTATTTTGTTATTATGAATATTATCATGACAAACATTGCATAATGGAACAATATTTGCATCGCAATCTTTTTTAATATGTGGTTTTGTTTTGCAAAAATTATTTTCATCAAAATCTTTTTGCGGAATGATATGGTGACTTTCTAATGGAATCATATCGCCTGAAATTTTCTTTTTGCAAATAAAGCATTCATTCATATATATTTTGCTATTAAAATTAGATGTTTTTGATGTCAATAAGGTGTTATTTTGCTTTAATAATTCATTGCGTATTTTAATAGAATTATTAATCAATAAATCATTTTTGAATACATATCTTGCGATTTCAATACCATAAATACTTTCACCATTACCTTTTTTTAATGTTCTATCATAAATTAAAACTTCCGATTTTTCGTCATACTTAACAGATAAATGATATGGCTTAACATTTTTAATGGATGTAACTTCTTTGATGTTCATCAATCCGTGAATATGAGTTGTCATGATAAATGTTGATTTGAGTTTTGCTAATTCCATAATTAAGCCTGATATCAGCGATATTGCTGAAATATGTTCTGTGGATGATAATAATTCATCAGAAACAACCAATGTTTTTTCATTTGAACGTCGAATAATGGTATTCATTTCAACTAATTCAACCATATAAGATGATTGTTGTTTGTAAATATTATCACCGCCTGTTAATCTTGTGTATAACATATTATAAGGGCTATATGTGAATTTATTCGCGGGTACGTATAATCCTGATTGTGCACAAATAATGGATATGGCAACACTTTTTATGATACTTGATTTACCACTACAATTCATACCATATAAAATCATACCTTTAAAATCATCATGTCCAATAGTGATATTATGAGGAATATATTCCGTTGAAATTAATCTTTCAATAATCGGATGTCTCAATCCATCAGTTTCAACATATCCATATTCTTTATCATTAATTGTTGGTTTGCAATAGTTAAATTCTTTTGCTAATTTTGCACCACTTTGCAAATAATCGATATATGATATCATGTTGTTACATTGATTAAATAAATTAGAAAATTTGTTATAAATTATATCAATATCTTCTAAGTAATGTTGTTTATATAATTGAGATATTTCATCAGCATATTCTTCCAATGAATCTGTGTGAACATCCAATGATGGAATTGTAATTTTTGCTGTTTTTTTGTTGTAAGAAAATTCTAAAGTCGAGGTTTTTATTTTGTTGCCGTTAATATCAATTTCTGTAATTTCCTTTAATTTATCTTGCAATAATTTTGCATTTTTATCAGTAAGTGACAAATAATATCCATCTTTATCATTATGTTTAACAAGAACTTTGCCTCCATTCTCAATTTTTGATTTTGATTTTGTTTTTGGAAACAATAAAAATAGTTCATTTCGCAATAATTTGATCAAATCAGTACCGGAATTAATATTATTATTTAATTTATCAATATCTTTGTGAATACCATCGTTATAAATCTCTATTTTTTTATCAAAACACAAATCTGTACATAGTGCTAATTTTTCAATATTAAAAATTTTATTTGTATACTGCAAAAAGTCAGTGATTTCTTTTTTATCAATTTTAATTAAATCATCAAAAACTTTTTCTTTTGATAGCACAATAATAATGTTTATAATATTTTCATAACTGGAAATAAACATGCAAATTTCGTATGGATTTAAAATTTTTAATTGCATTTTGCGCGCCAATCTTTCTATATCACGAATGCTATTTAAATAATCTTCAAGCTTGACAGGTATATTATTTTTTATCATATTTTCAGTCAAATCGTAAATTTTATTTAATTTTTTGATAGATGTTATAGGACTGCTCATAATATTTCTCAAATAACGTTCACCAAGACTTGTTTTCGTGAAATTGACAACATCAAAGACTGATTTGTATTTAATTTTATAAATAGAATTTTGCCGGTTTTCAAAAACATCTAATTGCTGTAGAGCATTGTTTCCCAATATTAAATGTTTATTGTTGCAACAAAATTCTGGTTCCTTTATACATTTTAATAATGATGGAATTTTATCGTACACGAAATCACAAATGCAACATAATGAAACAACAATATTTGATTCTTTTTCCAAATCCAATTGTTCAATTGGAGATATCATTGAATCACAATCCGGATAAACTTTTTTGAGAAATTCATTTTGATAATTAATTTTTTTGTATTTTGGATCAATAATATCATAATAATGATATTTAATAGTTTCAACATCCAATATCCCCAAAAAATATTCCTTTTGTGCAATTTTATTTTTTTCTATTTTTGTTTGATCATCATAATAAATTAATATTTCAGATGGATTCATATTATTGATAAATCGTTTTGCTTCATCCAAAGCAATATTTTCATCGTTAATGTTGGAATATGCACTATGAACATATGTTTTTCCTGTTGATAAATCAATAGATGTACATCCAATAGAAATTAATGGTTTTGATTTACGTTGTGGTTCATCGATGATGTACAAGCATATTAAATAATTATTTGAATTTTTTTTGAGATTACATATAAATGTTGATTTTGTGTAAATTCCAGATTGTTTTCTTTCGATAACTTTTTTATTATTGACAATTGTTGTCTCTTGATCAAAAACAACGACATTGTAATCATTATTGACAAGAATTTCAATAAATTTTTCCAAAGAATTCATTTGAAAACCAACAACAGCAGGATTTCCTATTGATTCAGGTTTGCTTTTATCTCTTCGGGTATGCGCAATATTTAGTAATTTTGATATTGATATCAAATCAGGAGATTCATATTCTTTAACACTATACATTTCATAGAATGATCCAACCATCATTAAAATTATTGTATTTTCATCGTATTGTTTAATAAATTTTTTATGCAAATTTAAATATTCCACAATAAGTGACATATTATTATTAAAAAATGATATTGATATTTTTTTATATGAGTTATGATTATAAAAAAAATTGAATGTAATTTTTATGCATGTGTGCAAAAAATCCAGAAGAAAATATATATTTTTTTTGTTTTTTATTGTATACATATTCAAAAATATCCAAGTTTTAATTTTTTGTGTTCAATTTATTTTTCTTTTTCCAAATTTCCGAATGTTTTGACTTAAGCCAAATATTCGCATCATTTGTGTTTAACCATAATTTTCCTTTTTCTGAATTTAACCAGTCAAATCCTTTTTTTGTATTTAGCCATTTATGTGCTTCATCATGCTTTAACCATTTTTTTCCATTTGGTTCTGACAACCAATTTTCACCATATATTTCTATCACACTTGCACCTCCTGTTATATTTTTGATAGCATATTTTAAATACTTATCAATGTTGCTCATTATAAATTTATTCAACAAAATATATAAAATTATTAATTTTATATATTTTTAATCTAAAATCCATGTATTACTGTTTCTGCACCTTGATATGCAGCATAACCTTTATATGTATTTGATAAATAATAATTTAACCATGCACTTGATATTATCAATACGGACACACCACACAGCACAAATCCGATTGTTCTATAACGCATTTGCCGTGCTGTTACTAAATTTGGATTAGTATTATCATAAGTTATATCGACAGTACTGTTTTCTGCATGTGGTTGACTATCATTTGTTGATATATTGCCAGAATATTGTTGATTATTGACATTATATTTTATTCCTAATGTGCAATTATGTGTTGTTGATTTATTATTTGTAACCAATGTGCATGTTGATGTTGATACAATAGCTGTAGAATCAACAAGATTATTTTGTGTTTTTGTTATTAAATAAATTCCAATAACAATCATTACTATTCCGATTATTGTTCCAATGACAACGTTTGTTATACTCTTCGCGCGACCAATTGTCGCAGTGGTGTCATACACGTTATTGAGTGTTTTTTCCATTTTTATATTATTATATATTAAACACATAAAAATTGCTTTACACCATTGATTGTATTTGTATACAATGTATTAATAATGCATGATTTTTTATACAGAAGATCGTTTTTTATGAAAAAATAATATACTGTACAATTTTCCATTGTTGAGCAAATACAAAAAAAAAATTATTTAAGATAAAATAATATACTGTACAATTTTCCATTGTTGAGCAAATACAAAAAAAAAATTATTTAAGATAAAAGCAATAATAAAAAGGATCAAATAATGATAAATATTTAGTGCAACTCAAAAACTGTGCAAAAAACATACTGCATAAAGTTTTACCAGAATAAATTTGTATTTGATTGTCATTATTATCATCAAAATAAGTATCAAAAATTATAATGGTATAATCATTTTCAGTAAGAATATTGATAGTTTTATCAAACGACTCAATTGAAAATTTGCATGTCAAAATATTGGTATTATTATTTTTAATGACGGAAGGAGTAATTTGTAATAAATTTGCAATTTCTATTAAATTTTCTCTGCCGTCGATGTCAAAACAATAGGCTTCAAAAAAGCTTCCAATAAGTTGAAATATCATTGTTTTGTTGCCATAAATATTGGTGTATTTTTGGTACAATTCATTGTATTTTTGATAATGTTGCATATAGTTTGTTTTCAATTGTGGAATTATTATTTATTATTGTGTGTTTTTTTTCAATTTTTTTTGATGTTGTAATATAAAGATGGATTTTTTATGGAAAATATTGTATTATCCCTTGTTGTGGACAAATGCATTTATGCTGTATTTTTTAAAAAGTAGCGCGAAAGAAAAATTGGAAGAACCAGAAGAAATTGAAGAATTACAAACATCAAAGACAAATGATGCTTTGGAGGAATATAAAAAGTTAATAAATGCAACAAAAGAAGAGTTTATCGAACAAATAAAAATAGAGGATAATGTGAATTAACTGCAACATAAAATCTTATATTTTTTCCCGTAATTGCTTTTTAAGGTATCTGTGTACAGCACCTACAATTGTTTTTTCATAACGCGGTAAACTGTACCATTTATAATTCAATTCATCAATGATTTTGATTAATATTTTTCTCATTTGTTCTTCGCTCAAATATTCTTTCTCAATAAAATCAACTTTTTTTTGTGCAATATTATCATCATCTTTGGAGATATCATTTGTTTTATATTCATTTTCAGATTTAACAACTGTAACATTGCCGCCACTCACTTTTATAAATTTAAATAGATCATTCATTTCATCAGTATACATCCATTTATCAAGAATGCGATATAATAAATATTTTACCATTTGTTTTTGAGTAAATCTATTATCATTATGTTCAGAATCCACAACGGCAGATACATAAGATGGATATAAAACATTGGCAACATATTTGCGCGCATATACAGGGGAAACTGAAAGTGTAGACACTGGACTATATGATATTGATGAAAGGGAATCACTTGATAATGACCACATTTATATTATATATTGTTATTATATTTTTTATACCATTAGTTATATCATTTTATCAATTTGTTTTTTGATATATATTATAAAATCATTCATCATAACAAATAAATTATCATCATACTGATATAATTTGTGCTTGTTATTGATGAAATATTTTATAATAAAGCTTTTTATATTGTCAATTGAAAAAAATTTGTGTGACATAAAATTGATCCTTTCGGTGACATATTCATTTTTTTTTAACCCCGAACTTTTAACAATTGTTATTGTGTCTCCTTGTTTTCCCAAATGTTCATGTATACCATCGAACACATTGTAGGCGTATTTATTTAGATATTTTAAAAAGAATAAGGAAAATCTATTATCAATCAATTCAACATCTTCACCATAAACAGCAATAGTAGCATTGACATTTCTTATTATTGTATTTATTGACAAATGCTGATTATTATCAATCCAATCAAATGCTTTTTCAAATGAATTAATACCATAATAAAAACCAAGAAAAGCCAATTTTGTGAAAGCTGATTTTGGTGTTAAAAGTAATTTTGATGAAAATTCATCCTCTGTATATTTTGGATTTGCACAACGCCCAATGTTGACTATTTCTTTTTTACCACTAATATAATTTTCTACTGCTTGTTGCTCAATTGGACAAAAGTCAAAATTTGCTGATATAGTGCTATAGAGAGTCGGATGTGTGATTATTGTGTTTTTTTTATAGCATGGACCAATGCATTGTAGATTGTCCAATGTTTTTTGATATTTTTCTCTATTTGTCATTTATAATACACAAATATAAAAAAATGAAAAAAAAAATGAAAAAAATATATTATGGTATATATTTACCAAATGAAATCGACTAAAGAGGTGCATATATTGTGATATTTTAATATCGCAATAGTCTTGATTGATTACTTTATGATAAATAGAGTAATCAAACGGGACATGGGCAAGGACGGATCTCAATTCCCGCTGGTACTTCCAATACCACCCTTTACCACAGGAACGGTTAAACTTCCCGTTGAAGTTTGTATACTAGTGCTTTCATTTAATGGTTGATTGTTATTTTTTTTAATTTTGTTTTCTTGTCTTCTATTTCTTTTGATTTTGTGTTTAGATGGTTGGTCAATATTTTTTTGAAGTTTATGAATCATTACCAAATTTTTGTGCTTTTCACTTCTTTCCTTTTTTTGTTGTTTTTTAATTTCGTATTTATCTTTTTCAATTTCAATAAATTTCAAATAATCCATGATATCACCTCTATGATGTGGATGATTTGTATAAATATTCTGCAAGTGTGATGGTTGTTGATATTTAAAGATTTCTTTCATACATTCATCAGCTTCATTTTTAATAACATCATATTTAGTTTTCCATTCATTTAACGAAAGATTAATATTTGTCATTGATCTCATATTTTTACAGTTTGTCCATATTTTTTTCAATTTCGCGAAAAAAATACGTTTATCAGAAGAGTGAATATATGAATGAATTGCTCTTATAGCATTTGTTTCTTCTCTAATACATCGTTCAATCCAGCGCTGTCTTTCTATTTCTTCTGGTGTTGTTAATTCTGGTGGTAATAAAATATAATTATAATCTTGTTCTTGTATGTGATCACTTTTTTGTAATAATGATATTAAGTGTGTATCATTTTTGTAATGTATGTCAAACCAATGATCTTTATAATTTTTTCTTTGTATACCGTCACATGGTAAATTTAATTCACCACATATTTTACATTTTACAATTTCATTTGGATCCAACGATTTGAATGCTATTTCATTTAATGCAATAATGTTCATGATACTTTCTGGTGAATTATTTTCTAATTTATATTTTGTTCTATCGAGCGGACATTCGCTATAATCATTTTGTCGTGACAATTGAAAATTGCATCTGATATATTCGTATAAACATTCCAAACAAAAAATATGTTTCGTTATGCACGATGTTTTTTCTTGTGAAAAACAAAAAGGAACACTAGGAATTTCCAGACAAATTACACAAACAATATCGTCGGAATTCATAATAATTATTGGCGTTTTTTTTATGTATTTGACTATTATATTGTTGTAAATAATAAAAAATCATTTTTTATTTTGCGTGCTAAATAATATGATGGACAGGCAAACACAACTTTTGAAATATATATTGAAACATATAGATAAAGATGGAGGAGTTGGATTGGGAACAGGACAACAGCAACAACCATTTAGAAAAAAACAACGATTGCAATCACCAAAGTCACAACATGCACAATCGACACAAGTTCAGCCAGCACAATCGACACAAGTTCAGCCAGCACAAACACAAATTGTAAATTATGTAAATAAGCCTGAACTAAGAAAACTTGTTGGAGAAGGAGCTGAGCAAATTATAGTCATGTTGAATGAAATGTATTCGGGAAATTTTATTTTATGTAAAAGAACGAAAGAAGCATTGTTGTTCATTTATTCAAGAGATCAACAAGCTGAAAAAATGGATTATCATGTCTCGCTATTTATGAGTAAAGATTGTCATGTAACATATAATAGTTTTTGGAAATCCAAAGAACTTGACGACTGGACATGCTTTCATATAAAAATTTCATACGGTGTGAAAAACGGAATACTGACTGAGGATATATCTTTTAAAAAAAATAATGTTATAAATGAAAAAAAACATGAGTATGTGAAAAAGTTTCAAAATCAAATACATCATGTAAAAACAAATTTAAAAATTTTATATGACAGAATACAAGCATTTATAAATCCATACATTGAAACTTTTAAATTATTGTATTCTCTTTTGCGTGAAGGACCAACTCCTTCAATATATTCAGACGCAAAGATACAAGAAAAAATAATCAATTGGAATAAATTACAAACTTATACCACTGCCACACCAAAAACTAAGTGCGCTCTTGGATTAGATGAAGGGGTAAATAGTGATGAAGTATTTAAAGTCACATTCAATTAAGCATCTGTAATATCCATAATACTCGGATCAATTTTATCATAATCAAGAAAATTGTTGAGAAATTTTATTTTTTCCTTGAGTTTTTCGCATATTAACTTTTCTGTTTTTTCATCACAGAAAATGATTTTTTGCTCAACAATCGATTTGACGCCAGTTCTATAAATTCTTCCCAATGCTTGACATAAATCTTTTCCTGAAAATGATGGTAAAATAAGTGATACACGAGGAGATGTGCCAAATACATCATGTAGTGAAATTGATTCAGAACCAGCAGCTATTGTACATATTATTAATTTAATTTTATTTTCTTGAAATTGATCAACAGCATTTGTTCTTTCCTCAATGGTTTGACTGCCAGAAATATATACACAATCGATATGTTTTTTGACAAAATATTTAATAAGATCGGACATGGTGGATAAATAATTTACAAAAATAACAACAGATTTACCAATATCTAAATATTTTTCTGCTAAATCAATTACTATTGGTATTTTTAATAATTCTATCCTTTGTCTCGAATTGGAAATGGCTTCCAATGCTGATTTGTCATTTTTAATTTTTTTATATTCTTTTTCGATTTCTTTTACGTATACTTCATCAATACTGTAGCACTGAGTAGAAATATTATTGGTTGATAATTTTTTGCTCATATCACTGAATGACATTCTTGATCCTTTTATTGGGTAAATATAAGATGCTAATTGAGTTTCATCTTTGGAAGTAAATTTATATTTTTCTTCTCGTAATATTCCTTCTATCCATTTTTTTCCATTTTTTATTTGTTTATAAAAATTAAGCATATATCCGAATAACAAAAAGTCTTCGTATTTTTGTGCAATTGTTGCACTGAGCAAAAGTATACGGCATGTATCTTTGGCAGATAACAATAATTTTCCATTAAGTGTTTTATGATTTTTACAACGATGTGCTTCATCAAAAATTATGATATTTTTATTTTTGTTGATATTTTTCCATATAATTTTGTCATCAATAATTTCAACAATAGTTGATTTTATTTTTGTCATATCATCATTTAATTCTTTGCCTTTTTTTAAAGATTCATAATTGATGATTGTTTTCGGCACAACACCAAATAATTCACAAATATCTTTCCAATAGCATATTACACTTTTCGGGCATATTATTATTGGTTCATAATCCAATTGTCCGCACAAAGCTATTGTTGTATACGTTTTACCAGTTCCGGTTGAGGAAAAATCAACGGCACAACATGTGTTACTTTTTTTAAAAATACTTATGAGATTCAGAATATGCAACGTTTGATAATCTAATATTTTTTTTTCAATATGTTCCTTAAAATTTACATTGACAAAATCAACGTCAAAATTTTTTTTCTTAAAATCTTTGATTCTATTCATAAAAATTATTCTCTGTAAATTGATTATTTTCATATTTGTAAAATATGAAATAATCAATTTTTAGAGAATAATTTTTTGTATACATGTATACAAAAAAATTTGTGAAAAAATATATAATATTTTTTTTGTCTGCAATTTTATTGATTGTATCCTCAGTTTTTTGGTGAGACATTAGATGTTGTTTCATTTTTCCAAGGCATTGTAAAATTAAAGAAATTTTGACACAAGAATTTGACTGGAACATCATACATGAATGGCAAAAATGGAACAATTGATAAACCACAAATTGTGCCCCCATATCTCAGAGCCCATTTATGATTGCGCATAAAATTGAGAGACATGAATTTGGATCCTTCAAAAAACATTTTTTTATTGGTAATGCGAACAATTTCGTGAATAGTTATAGCGGGTAAAAGCATAGTGGCGAGCGCTTGAAAAACAGATCTTTCAATAAACACGCGATATAAATCATGTCCTTGTACACCTTCACGATGATAATGATAAGTGGTATATCCAACATCACCACAAACATAAATCCATGATACACAATATAATGATTTAACAACCCAGGGTTTAGCTAAAGGGCGGAATGACTCACCAAAATCACTAGCATATCCGGAATATCGAATCATTGGTCGTGCCAAACTAACTAATGGCTGAGTTGATTTGGCGACACCAAGAGTAATACTTCTCAACATACCGAAATATTGCGTATTAGAGTTTTCAAAATCAGTTTCAATTGCCTTTTCGAGTGGAGTTACTGGATTTTTTATTATATAATGAAAATCGTGATGAATGATATTATCAGATACCGATGACATAAGTGGATGTTGAAATTAAGTTTGAGTTTGGAATTGCTGAATGTGTATTTGAGTGTTATATATTTACAAGCAAATGGATTTGAAATAAATAAAAAATCAATTTTTTACACAATTATTTGAAAAATAAATATAATCGTATTATAATATGGCAATTATAGACATTAGCCTAAAAAATATTGTTCACCAAATGTTTCCGAGTTTAAATGAGAATGATAAAAATACGTTGGAAAATTACATAATTCGTTTGATAAATGTTATTGCTATATTTTTTAACTATGATGTTTCATCAAAAGAAAAACAAGATGTATACATGAATCAATATATTCAGAATAATTATAGAGATATACGCATATTAATCAATCACTTTTTACCATTTATAAATACAAGTGCTGATATGAGTAAATTAACATCATTTAATGATATTTATACAAAAAAAATAAATGATATTGATGTGAATAATGCAGAGCCCAAATATTTATTCTCTAATTTGCAGTATAATAAATGTATACGAGATAATGGAAAATGTGTGGAGAGACAATTTGATATTGTTGATTTTGATCAATCATTTTATTTAATGTTTGAAACGATAAGAACAGTGTCCAATAGATTATATCCGAATTGGCTAAACATTGTTCCGTATACATTGGTCAATTACAAATCATCAAAATTATATATTGACACAATAAATCAATTTGCACAGAGAAGAATGAAATATTTTGATCCATGCAAATCAAGAGATAATTTACTTTCTGTGGATCTTGACAATATGTGTCAAATTGTATTAAATGATAATAGGGGTTTGTATATAGGACATATATATGAAGAAATTGCTGATATTTTTTATTCGGTGAGAGATATCAAATGGATTTTATATGGCTTATCGAGTTCAGAAAAAGTAAATGATGATAAATCGGTCATTGATTTTTTGAGAGAAAATTTTGATGAAAAATCGAAATTATTATGTTCAAATGTGTTTTTTGAAGAATTGAACAAAGATGACAAGGATTTTGTTATGGAAAAATTCAATATAATATATAATAATTCAAAAGAATCGGCGATATATTTGCGCATATTATCATTTATGTTGTATTTTATACAAGGCTATGATAAATCTCTCATGTCAAAAAATAATGATAATTATATACCTTTAAAAGAAATGGATGATGAATTTAATGAAAATAATGATGATAATGAAGATGAAATTGATGAAAATGAAAAAAGAAAGAAGTTGAGATTAAAGGTAGCGAAACTATTGAATGATATTGAAAAAAATAAAAAAAAAATAAGTGAGAGTTTTTACTCAATTGGACACGAGGATTTTTATAATTATATAGTCGATACAATTGATAAATTAAAAGGTACAATATTTGGTTTGTTATTATTTAATGATGATAAAACGGATTTTTTAGATGAACTACAAATTGTATACAAGCTTGAAGATTTATCATTATCAAGCCAAAAAAGAATAAATAAAATAAATATTCCGGAATTGAATAATGATGAAATACGATTATATCAAGGAAATGAATCGCGTGGAAGACAATATGTAAATTATTTGGGCAACATCAATGTGTTAAATAAAATATTAATTGATAATGTATCAAAAACATCAATACCAATGCAATATAAATTGATATATAATTTTGCGGAAAGTTTTTGTCATTTTACTGGCAATAATATTTTTTATGCTTTACCGCGAAATTGGTCATCATTATCAACAACAGAAAAACATCATATATGCAACAGATTAAACGGTACAAATAACAGAGGTGAATTGGTCAATCCATTGGTATGGTTTAATATTGGACTAAATATTAGAAGGATGCATTTGCATATACCGAATGAGCATAAAGATTATAAACATAATTTAAGAAAAATATACAACGATTTGAATATAAATACGGATAATAGTTATCATGAAGCAATACAAGTAAAAATTATGAATTTGTATTTGTATGTATATTTAAAAAAAATAATAATTAATATTGTTTTTCAATCATTGATCCATAAAGGACAATTAACACGATTTGTTCCAAATCCAAAAAAGACAGATATGTCACAATTACCACCAGGAGAATTAAATGAACTTGTGGAAAAAAAACACATAAAAATGAATGATGTGTTTGATATATCGGATGATAATGATTATTGGACATCATCATTTGATTATTTAACAATGTTGCGTTATAAATCAATGGAAAAATTTGCATTGAAAAAAAATTCCCCAAAGATAGATTATTTTACATACTGTAATAATTTTTCGCAATGGTATACAGCAGGAGCATACGATTGGGTTTCACAATTGGGATTGTGCCACAAATTTATAAATAATCGGATAATTTTTCTCACTGCAGACACGGGTATTGGAAAATCAACAGAAATGCCAAAATTATTAATGTATTATTCAAAAGTTATAGATTGTAACAATTCACCTATTATAGCATGTACACAGCCAAGAAAAAAACCTGTTCAAAATGTGGATTTTGTCAGTACAACGGCTGGTCTGCCAATATTTCAATGGGAAAATGGAAAAATAGTACATACGAAAAATAATTATTTTCAATATAAACATGGTGAAGATGATAAAAAAGATGACAATGATAGTGAAGGATCAAAAGGAAGTAGTCATCCAAAGCGTAACGATAATAATATAGAAATAAGGAATGATTATGGCAATCATCCAATATTACGATTTATGACTGGTGATATGTTATACAACCAAATACAAGAACCAACATTTAAAAAAATAAATAGATTGGGCATGTATACAAGAAATATATATGATATTGTAATTGTTGATGAATCACATGAACACGTAACATACATGGATTTAATGATGACATTTATGAAAAATTCATTGACATTAAATAACTCGTTGAGATTAATAATTGTGACAGCTACTATCGATGATGATGAATATCGATACAGGCGTTTTTACAGAGATATAAATGATAATAAAAAGTTTCCGCTAAGTACTTTTATATCTGAAAATAACTTAGATAGAATAAATATTGATAGACGATGTCATGTGTCTATTAAAAAGGGCACAAGATTTGCAATTGTTGAACATTATAAACCGTTGCCGGATACAAAAAAAGAAACAGAAAATAAAATAATAAAACAAATAATAGATGAAATAATGATGAAACCGAAGGGAAATATATTAATCTTTGAACCTGGTAAAAAGGAAATTGATGATACTGTAATGTTTTTAAATCAGAATACAAATAAGAATGTAATAGCATTGCAATTTTACCGTGAATTATCTGAAGAAAGGCAAAATGTGATAACAAATATTGATAAAAAGGGGGGAGAGATTAAATTAAACAAATTATTAAATTTTGCTGATGAAAAAAATAATTACAGGAACGGTACAAATTCATATGATATATTCATAATTGTGGCTACAAATATAGCTGAAGCATCGATAACAATCCCTGGTCTAAAATATGTTATTGATACTGGAACAACAAAAAAAAATACATTTGATTACAAACAAAAATGCAGTGTTTTAAAAATGGAAAATATATCGGAATCAAGTCGATTGCAACGGAAGGGGCGTGTTGGTAGAACATCTCCTGGTGAAGTTTATTATTTATATGAAAAAGACAAGATGAAAGACAATAAAATAAAATACGAATTTTCTGAATCTGATATACACGAACGCTTATTTAAATTCTTGCGAAAAGATACAAAACAAAGCAATAATTTGATATATGTAAATAATTTAGAAGATCCAAAATTTAGGATTGAAATGATTGATGATGAAAAAATGAAAATTATAAAACAAAAATATAAATATTTGAAGGAGCAATATTTCAATGGGAATAATTTTTATGAATATTTTGGTAACCCAATGTCTTATGATTATCACAATTACAAACCACCGTCACAATATTATGATACTGGATATGATGGAAAAACATTGCATGATTCTTCAGGATTGTTTTATATGATTCATCCGGAAGAGCTGAATTTAAAAAGAAATTTAAACGGTGATATTATTGGTTTAAGACAAATTGATGACAAAGATGAAATACAATTTGTAAAATGTGATAATATAAGGGGAATAATTAAATCAAAAAAAATGGTATCATTTTGGAAATTACTATTTGATTATGCATATATAGCTCTTGATGGTAATGAAATAATTAGAACTGATTTGTGCGATTTGTTTGTTAGATTGAGAATGGATAAAATGTTATTATTATTAGAACCAAATCTGTGTAGATCATTACTTTTTGCAATAATAAATAATTGCGTGAATGATATGTGTGGATTGATAAGTTTGATGAAGTCAAAATTTGATAAAAAAGACACAAAAAAAGAAATAATTTTTGATCCTGATCAAAATGAATTTGATTTTAAAAATAATATGAGTGGTACGAATGTATCGTCAGATATTGATGTGATAGTGAATGATGTTCACAATATGAAAAAAAAAATTGTTTCATTATATCACAAAAATACGCATAAAAATGATGAAGAAATAGATGATTTATTTAGTAAATTAATTATGTTTGATATTGAGGATTTAAAAAGAAATACTGATAGTGCTGGCGAAAAATGGATTTTACAGCGTGGTGAAGAAATACGCAGATGGATAAAAATAAAAAAAAGCGTGAATGAATTTTTAAAAAAAAACAATGGTGAAAATTTATATTTGGTGAATCAAATTATTAACAGAAAAAAACTAAATGAAATTATGATGCCAAAACAATCAAGTTTCCAAAAAATAAAAATAGCGTTGATGCTTGGTTTTCCGCATAATTTTGCGAAACGCATAATAAAAACACCATATTTTATGTCATTGTATTCACCGTTATATCAAAATATTTTTAAAATAGATCAAGAAAATGGGATAAACAGATCATTTGTGGATCCAATATATTTATCGAATTATATATTTTATGTGAAATATGATTGTATGAAATCGACAATATTAATAGTTACACACATATCACCAAATGATATATTACTATATTTGTCCCATATATATTTCAATAATTTGACATATGATTCAAAAAAAAAAGAATTTATATATGGACAAATAAAAAAATACGAAAATTATGCTGGATCCAATCCAAATCCAGAAATAAATAATTTTTTTAAAAAAATGAATATTGATGGTGATATAAATGCAACGATTGTCAATCACATGAAAAATTTAATGGAAATTCAAAACGATTTTTGCAACGAAAAAGATATAAAAACTGTCATACAATCAAACAAAAATATGATAATATTTGAGCCCAAAATGAAACAATATTTTGATAATTTAATGCAACAAAATATAAATAAAATAATGGAAAAGGGTCGTTTTGATGATTGTGCAGACCAAAAAATTGAATAACTAAATACAATATTGATATTATTTTAAAAATAATAAAATACTATTCATTACGATAAAAATGAATTGTTTGGTCGTTTCGGAAGGATATGTGAAAGATATGGATTTTTGGAATGAATTTAATGGTGAAATATGTAATACAATAGAAAATAGCATAAGCGATATTGCTAAAAAAACTTATTGTATAAACACGGGCAATGGTTCTGTAATAAAATTGCACAATGAAATTTATGTTCTCACCTGTTATCATATACTTTTAGATAATGAAAAAACGTATGTCGTAATAAATGATAAAAAAAAGACACCAATAAAATTTAAAATGAAAGTGAAATTGTGTATTGAATTTTTGGATATTGTTCTTTTGGAATTTTGCGATGTATCGCAAGATTTGTATTTTACAAACTTAAAAATATATTCAATCGAGGATTTTCTTGTAAAAATATCAAAAATTGATACAATAGCAAAAAATGATAAATTCACAATTAATTTTATGAATGAACATTTGGAGTCGTATACTTTAAATTTTGATTTTGTGTGTGTAGAGGAAATAAATTTTATTTCGGATTTTATCACCGGATACAAAATTCCATTTTATAAATTTGCGTTGTATGAAAACGAAATAAAATTAAATGGTTTAAGTGGATCATTGATCACAAATACGCAAAATGTGGTTGGGATGATTTGCATATCAAAAGAATCAAAATATGTGTTCGCGTTTCCATCAATTTTATTAATAAAATGTGTGTGTTCATGTTTATTGTATAATAATTGTTTACCAAGATTGTTGTTTATAAATTGCAATGTTGTTGCGGATGTTGATGATGAAGGAAACATAAAAAAGTATGGAATGATGATCACAAAAACTTTTGATATTGAATATTCAACAACAACAAAAAAAAAATTTGTATTTAAAAAAAATGATATAATATTGAGCATAAATAATAACAAAATTACAAAAGTGGGAAATATATATGATGAAGAATGTGGAGTAAGTATGTCAATATGTACATTTGCAATGTTTAAAAATATTTTTGATAATGTATTGAATATCGATTATATTCGAGAAGAAAAGGAATGTGCGATTGCTATATTTGGTGTGGATCCGGAAATATATTCAGCTTTTAATTTTATACAACGAAAGATGAAAGAAAAATTTATATTTTGTGATGGATTTGTTTTCGTTGAACTCACGGAAAGTATATTAAAATATTTTAGGGATAAAAATATATATATTGACGAATCAAATTTATGTAATATTATGAATTGTGATGGTAAAAAAAAAAAATTTGTCATTCTTGTATACATTGATTATAATTATTTATCAAAACATAATAAGGAATCATACAAATTTTTAAAAGCAAATGGATATCCGTATAAGGATAATAAATTAAGAATATTAAAAAAAGTAGCAAATGAAGAAATTACAGGGTTAAATTCATTAAAAAGAATTTTAACTGTTAATAAAGCGAATAAAAAAAAAACGTATACTTTTGATTAATCATTTTTGCGCAATATTTTTACGTATACAATTATTATTGCCATAATTAATATCAAAATTGCGATGGTTATAATTTCTACTGTATATGTTTTTTTTTCATATATTGGATATTCATTTATGACATCTTCATATGTCCATATTTTTTTATTGCTCCATGAGTTGACTTCGTTGTGTATATCTTTTAGCCAATTTATCAAATTTGTTCTATTTGAAAGGACGATATCTGACAAAGGATATTTTTGCAAATTTTGCGCGAAATGATTTCGACACATTTGACATGGTATTATTTTGCTTGTCGCTATAAAAAAATTTTTAATGTTTTGTTTATCTTCTTCTGTTGGATGATCAGGGTATGCGATTGTTAAATAATGCATTGCTGACCAAAAATGTGGTCCCCAATTTGTTGGAATTATATTATTAAGCATTATTTTTATATTAAAGTGTGAGATATTTTGTTTTGTTTATAAAATTTTAATTGGCAAATAATATGAAAAAAACGAATATAAGCAAAAACTAATACGTTTTACCAGTGCATTGATTGTTTATCGACATAAATAAAGGAAAAGTATTGTTGTGTGCGTAAATTTAATAGCGAAACGTTTGCATTTGTGGTGTTGGTGGAATGGATCCTGTTATATCGGTAAAATATATATTGTCTGCATATGAACATTTTGAAAAAACATATAATTGATTTATACATCCGATTGATAAATATTAAATTCATCGATTTTTGTTTTTTTAATTTTATCATTGGTAAAATGATAAACTAACATACTGACAGCGATTATTATTAAACTAATAATAATATATTTTGTTAATGGTTCTGTGGAATTGGCTGGAAGATTTGGAATTGAAAAGAACAAGCAAGAAATGGGAACGGCAACTATATTTGCCGCCCATTGATATGATGCAGATCCTTGTTTGCAAAGAATAACAGCACAAACTCCAGCAACAAACGTTCCGAGAGAATATAAAAATTCATACAAAAACGCTCCAAAATCACACCCAGGATATCGTCCAAAAAAGCAATCAATACCGTCAATGAGAGTTAGTTGAGCGAGTTGATTTGCTGGAATTCCACCAAAGATTTCAACAATTTGAATTGGCCAATATATAAATGTAATAGGGACCATATAAATTGCATTCCAAACATTCAAATGCACAGCGGAACAACCGATATCAAAAAGGCGCTCTTTCAGCAACCAACTGATTGTACTAACGACAAATGCTGAGGAAAATACAAAAACACTGACAGAATTGTATTGATTATTATTTCCAATATTTGGTATGATACCAATTACAATACCAAATATCAACAGAAACGAACTAGTGACATAACAAAAGAAAGTAAATTTTGAATTTTTGTATACATGAATAATTTTTTTCCTGAAATCTTTGAAAACAAAAGGTGACAGAATAACAGTAAATGGAAATGTCAATTGCGAAAGAATTGTTTGCCAATCACCAGGCGTTCCATTTCCTCCAATGCCCATTGCATAACATGCCCAAGCATCGAGAATACCTGTAATAAGATAAGTCCAATGATTAGACCATTTACGATGTTCCATTGGAATTCCCCATTTTGAATTTGGATTATAAGATCCGATGTATTGCATTGGTACCATCATTACAACTCCAAAAATAATGTAAAAAATATTCATAAATTGAGTTTGAAAGAATGCCATTTGTTCATTATAATAGTTTGTTGTGATTTTGAGTGATAAATTTGTCATAACTTGTGCAACAAGAAATGTTAAAAGAACACCAACAAAAGCAAATTTCCCCCATTTTTTGTTATATTCATGATGCAAATTTGATGAATCAGAATTCAGCAGATATGTATCCATGTAGTAAAATATAACGGTTCGTAATAGTTGTTGATTTAATTTGTTTTTATAAATGATACAATAAATATATTTTTCACTTTTTTTGCATAAAAATTGAAAAAAAATATAAAAATAATATAAATATAAAAAAGAACAAAAAAAATCACAATGACACTCGATGAACGATACAATTTAATAACGCGAGATTTACAAGAAGTAATTCGTGGTGAAGCATTAAAAAAAATTTTGAATGAAAGAGATCCAACTGTGTATTGGGGTACTGCTCCCACAGGCAGTCCCAGTGTTGGATATATTATTCCTGCATTAAAATTACGCGACATTGTGAACGCAGGATGCAACTTAATAATATTGATTGCTGATATTCATGCATTTTTAGATAATTTGAAAACGCCATTTGAAAAGATAAAACAAAGAACACAATTTTATATTTTATTATTGAAATCATTGTTGAATACACTTGGGGTGGATCTGTCAAAAGTGAAATTTGTAATTGGATCGGATTATCAACTAAATCCAGAAGTAACAATGGAATTATTCAAATTATGCAGCATAACATCAACATCACAAGCTATAAAAGCAGGAACGGAAGTTGTTAAACAAGCAAAAGATCCAAATGTTACATCATTGATTTATCCAATGTTACAAGCATTAGATGAGCATTTTCTAAATGTTGATGCTACTATTGGTGGAATTGATCAAAAAAAGATATATGGATATAGCATTGATAATATGTCAAAAATTGGTTTTGACGAAAAAATAACATATTTAATGAATCCGATGGTTCCTGGATTGTCAATAAAACCATCAAATACAGAAACAAATAAAATGAGCTCATCCGATCCAAATACAAAAATTGATTTGTTGGATACTGCCGAAGTAATAAAAAAAAAAATATCAAAAGCATATTGTTTGGAAAAAGATATCAATGACAATAGTGTTTTAAGTTTATTCAAAAATTTAGTGTTCAAGATAAAAAGCGAATTTGATTTGAAACGGGAAGAAAAATACGGAGGAAATAAACATTATGCATCATATATAGAACTTGAATTGGATTATGCCAATGGCAATATTGGTCCAGCTGATTTAAAAAATAATCTAGCATTATTTTTAATTGCTTTTTTGGAACCAATAAGGCGTGATTTTAGCCAGGAAGAAAATAAAAAAGTTTTTGACGATGCTTACAAATAGTTTTTTATGAAATGGTACTTTTATTCATTATTGAATGTTTCGTGATTTAATTTTTTATGTTAAAAATTGATTTTTTGTTTTTTTGCTTCAAATATTATAATTGTGGAAATTCAAAATCAAATTTTAACATAAGAATAATGAAGACAAGGATTATAAAATTAGCACAAAAACTTGCGTTCGCTGTTGCATTGGCGTTGATGTTTGATACAATAATGTTTTGTGTTGTGTGCATAATATATATATTTATGATGAATGAAACGATGTGTAGTGATGTGAATAAAATAATGGATATATATAATTGTGGAGTGCAAAAGGCTGTATATATAAAAAAAAATGCAAAGAAATATGTTGTGCCACTGTATATTTATGGCATAATGAATTTTCCGCATTTATCATTTTATGTGTATTTGAATAATTATGGATCAATAGCGATTTGTATTAGTTACATTGTGCAAATGTATATTACATTTTATATTGTTAAATTTATTTGTGATATATTAGGAGAGATATTTGAAAAAGAAATAGTAAATATGTTGTAGATTATGATGTTTTATGTTGATAATAATATTTATAATAATAATTTTGCATTTTTTAATACATCAAAATATTGCTCATTATTGTAATTTTTATTGATCCAGTCATTGATGTCAATATTTGATTTTTTTAATAAATCATCACGTATACTTATGATGTCGGCAGAATAATTTCTGATGAGATTTTTGAATGATAAATTTGATTTTTTTATAATTGATATTAAAATTTTCACAAGTTTATCACGAGGTATTTGATAATATGATAATCTCATATCAATATACCATATACTCCATAATGCGCAAAATCCAATAGGATCGCCTATTCTTTTATGTTGTTTATCAATAATGTCAAGCAATTGAAATCCTATTTTTGGTAAAAAGTCGGCTGGTTTGATATATTTGATATCGTTATCAATATTTTTAAATTTAGCTTCCAAAAGTGAATCCAATAATTCAGGGTTGTAATATGTTCCGTACAATGTGTTTCCACCACCATACGTTTCAAATCTTTCCAATTCTTTTTTTTTAACATCGTATAAAATATATCCAGCATGACTTCCTTCTTTTATTTCAATACCTAGTGGAATTATAATGAATTTTTTTTTTTCGCAACATGCGATGAAATTTGTTTGAAAATTTTGATGGAACGATAATTTTTTGTTTGCCCATATTATTTCGAAATTTAATAATTCACATTTTTCCCTATCAAATGATTCTTTATCGCAAAATTTATCATGCTGTGTATTTTCGGATATGATATTGCAGACAAAATTATGTTTTTTTGTGAGAAAAATTACACCTATTAAAATATCAAGAACACTACCGGTGAATGTTCCATGAGTTACATATTGTCCTTCATCGATATTGACAAAAATTTCTGGCTCAATGAATGGATATGATTTTTTTTTATTTATTTGCAAATCTGTATCATTGATCAGTCCAATAATTTTTTTTTTTATTAAATTTTTGCAATCGTATGAAACATTTTGCTTTGAGCATTGTATATCTATTTTATCAACCCATTTTTTAGTTTTATATTTCAAATTATACAAATAGCTATCGATAACTATATCCAAAAATAAATCATAATTTTTTTTGCTGATGATATCAATAATTGTTTTGTTTTCTTTATTTTTAATGAAAATATCAAGTTTTTTTTTTCTTAAAATATCAGCAAAAGGAATAAACAAATTGGACATTGCAATATATGATAATGCGGACATACCCTGTTTGTCTTGTATATTTAGATCGCTATTTATTATCAGTAATTCGAGTATATTTTTAATATTGTCATTATTTTCGATTGTGTTTATGATTTCATTATCATTTTTTAGAAAGATATGAAGCGGTAATTCACCCTCAATATTCCATAAATTAAAATTTAGTTCTTTTTTTTTGATAAAAGAATAAAAAATTCCGTATGATTTTTGTGTCATTATATAATGCATGGATGTGTTGCCATACACATCTTGTATATTTATATCTGCATTGGCATTTAGTAATAAATTGGTCAAATCAGTATTATTTACCAATACAGAATAATGCAATGGAGATAATTCATTGTTGATATCAATTGTATTGATTTCAATTTTTTGATCAATTAATAATTTTGATATTTGTATTAATTGTAAACTACATGATACATGCAATGCGTTTTCACCAGCAAACGATTTGGCATTTATGTTTGGTGCTTTTGCTAAAATTAATTCAACAATTTCAACAGAACGCGATTTAACAGCGTAAAATAACGCATTGTAACCGTCTTTATCAACAATATTTACATTTGAATTATACTTAAGAAGAATATTGATAGCTTCAATACTGGCTTTTTCAATAGCATGATGCAATGGAATTTTATTGTTTCTATCGCGAAAATTAACGAGTGAAATACCGAATTGTGTTTTATCTGCTTCCAATAAAATTTCGAGCATATCAATATAACCATAATGAATTGGTATCGTTAGGATTGATAATTCATCATTTTCAATATCAATTCTTGCATTGTTTTTCAAAAGAAATTTTACAATTTCAATATTATTTGATATTATAGCATAATTTAAAAAATATTTACCATAATTATCTCTCACATTAATATCAAAAGCAAGTTCATCATGCTTCAAAACTTCATTTATAAATAATTTATTATTATTGTTTTTAATGTTATCAAAAAGATCATTATAAATTTGTTTATAATCCATAATAAAATATGTTAATATAAAAATTGATTTATATACATTGCAAAACAATTAAAAACGCCATGGTAAATATTGACGTTTTTATTGCATTGACTGAAATGAAAATATTGAATTATAAATATAATACATAAAAAATATAATATATAACAGAATTAATGCAGACAAAACGTGAATCAAAAAATGTGGTGAATCCATATAGCCCATATTTCAATACAATATTTACAACGACAATTGGACTGCGCTCTCAACAAATGAGAAAAGAAATCTATGAAAATTTAAAAAATAATTTAATAGCAAAATATCAAGATAAATGTTTTGAGTCATATGGATACATATCAAAAATACATAAAATTTTGTCAAAAAAAGGAGGATTAATACCTGCAGAAAATCCATTAGCATCGGCATTATATAAGGTCGAATTTTTATGCAAAGTTTGCAGACCACTAAAGGGTAGCATTATTATTTGTAAAGTTATGTCAATTAATAAATCGATCATATATTTAACAAACGGTCCAATTCATGTTGTAATTTATAGCAATGATGAACAAATAAATAAAAAAAATTTTATTTATGATGGTGAACATGATGTTCTTGTCGGAGTAATAGGGGAAAATCAAGGAGTGAAAATAGTGAAGGGATCGTATGTTCGTGTGAGGTGTATTGATATTCGTATCGAAAAGGGAACGAATAGAATTATTATATGGGGAATAATGGATAGTGTGGCAAATGAAGAAGATATAAAAAGAGCAAATGATGAAATGGAATCGGATTCAATAGAACAAAAAAATTATGAAGAACATATTAAAAATGATGCTGCTGATGCATCAGATGAAATGTTAAATAAATATATTAATGGTGAAGATAGTGATGAAAGGTTAAATGATGATTCGGATGAAAATTATGAGTCTGAACGAGAATCAAGTGAAGATTAATGTCCATTTGTTCCATTAATGCTATTATTGTTACCGTTTCCGTTGGAATTTCGGTTTAGATTGGAAACAAAATCAGTAAGTTCGGGAATATTATAATTGGGAAGCACGTATTGAATTTTGTATGATTTCAATATTTCATTAATTTTTATAATTCTTTGATTATTATTGTTGTTAATAACTTTGATAGCAATGACAACGCCAGGAACGGCAATACTAAAAATGACAGATATAAAATCAAGATTTATATTTGGATATTTTATGTTTGCGGAAATCAAGGCTGTGACTGCGATTGATAAAACGATATTTAAATATGTTAATAAATTTTGGCACCATTGTGCAAAACTAATTTCTCTACGATATTTTTCTATTATGTCCTTATTTTCTTGAAATAACATATCTCTAAGTTCAACGATTGCTTGCGGGCTCAATAATTGTTGAGAGGCATTGGAATCGTTATTTGGTGGTTGTGTTGTCATTGGAATATTATTTGATGATACTGGTAGTACGTTTTGGATGGGCTCGTTGTTCATGTGCTTTTAGTGTAAATTTTTATTTTGTCTATTGTGTTTATTTTTGTTTTTATTTATAAAATATTTTTCAATTTTTATGTGACTATATAAAAAAATAAATATAATACATCATTAGGGTAAAGCATTAAAAAATGCAAAATTTATATAAAAAAAATATACCATGTCTTAACTGTAATAAATATGGACATGAACAAAAATTTTGTGATGAACCAATAACAAGTTTTGGGGTAATATTGGTAAAAACAAATGATGAAATATCAAAACATTTTAATATTGATTTGCGAAAATATGATAATATTGATGGTTTCCAAATAATGAATAAATCTGATCTCATGACGATATCTAAATGTATGCAATCAACAAAATTTTTGTTGGTAAGGCGAAAACATTCATTGGGATTTGCTGAATTTATTCGGGGCAAATATGTTGTTGGAAATATTATGGGAATACGTGCATTATTCAATCAAATGGTTCAAGAAGAACTTGATATGATTCGTGATCATAATTTCGATGAATTATGGGAATATTTTTGGGGAAAGAATGATATAAAGCGTGATTATAATGATTCGAAAGAAAAATTTGATAAATTAAAATCAAAATGTTCTGTCGAATGTGATTTAGATTTTTATGTCGATAATGCAAATCCGAATTATAAATTTCCGGAATGGGGGTTCCCAAAGGGGCGAAAAAAACGTGGCGAGACTGATTTGGAATGTGCATTGAGAGAATTTGTTGAGGAAACGGAAATAGATTTGAATGATATTAAAATATTGGAAAATGTGAAGCCAATCATTGAAGATTTGACTGGTACAAATGGAATTAAGTACAGGCATGTATATTTTTTAGCGGAAATGACGAAAAATGTTGAATTTACTCTTGATGTTAATAATAAACAATCTGAAATCGGTGATATTAATTTTTTTTTATATGATGAGTGTATAAATTTATTGCGAGATTACCACATTGAAAAAAAGAATATATTGCGCAAAGTATTAAACTATTATATTGAAATAAGCAGGACAGAACAAAAAAAGATTACAGTTTTGGAATGGAAAGTATGAGTTTTATTCCTTGATACCAAAAGCATCTAATAATAATTCTCTGTTACTTTTTTTGGATGATTTGCTTGAATTTGTATCTAAACATTCAATTGTGAATTCGACTGGTGCTGTTTTAAGTAATTTTTCCATTGAATTTGGTTTTTTTTCGCTGTACATTTCACATTCTGAACTCCCGGATAATGAGATGTATTCTTTTGGTGATATAATTTCATTGTCATGAATATAATAATAGTTCATAATATAATCGTTTTTTTTATAAAAATTTTCTCTCACAATGGCTTGTGATTTAAACACGGAAAAATCATCAACAATGTCAATAATCAAAGGTCTAATATCACCTTCTTTTAATATTTTACGTAAAACTCTTCCAACGGCTTGTACAACATCTTTTTTGGGTGTTGCAAAAATAACTGTGTTTAGTCTTTCAATATCAAGTCCTTCTTGTGCCATTTCATATGTCGCAAACAATATATCTGCATTTTTTTCTGCTTCAATTCTATCTTTTCGTTTTGTATTGCCTGTATAAAAACATGTTATGCATTCATCTTTTATTATTTTACCATCAATAATATCTTTTTTTATTGCATTATCAACGGCATTTTTTAATAATGGTAAATGTGATTCTTTTCTACCACTTAAGATCAATATTTTTCTATTTGGATCTTTTCTTAATTCGTTTATAACATTAATGATCATTTGATTTCTTGATTCTATTTCAACTAAATTATTTATCATTGATACACAATCTGGCAATGCTTGTCCTTTAAATTGTCGTGATATATCAATAAAGCGCTTTTTATCGGACGAAATATATGTGAGTGTTTTGACACAAACTTGATTGTTCGATTTCATTTTTTCTTTATATGCAACATCGCCCAAATACCAATATGCTACCTTTATCATGCCATCATTACGATATAATGTTGCTGATAATCCTAAAGTATACGCTAATCCAGAAATTTTTGCAATAGCTTGCGAAAACCATGATGATGCATAATGATGACATTCATCACAAATAATTAAACCAAAATCTTTATAAATATTTCCATAATCTCTACTTCCAATACTTTGAATCATACCAACAACAAAATGTTGGTTTGTTTCAACTTTATCTTGCCTAATAATACCAGATTCAAGTCCAGTAAATTGTTTGATTCGTTCGATCCATTGATCTTGTAAAAATGATTTATTGACAATAATTAATGTTTTTAAGCCTAATTTATGAGCAATATAAATTGCCATAACTGTTTTACCACGTCCACACGGAACAGATAATTGACATCCTCCGTGTTGCAAAATATGATCAATACATTTGTTAGTGATTGGTATTTGATAATCTCGTAATTCTGGTAAAAAATTAATATGTACCTTTTTTCCCTCCTTTTTTCTTTTCAACACTCCAAATTTTTTATATCCAAAAAATTTTGGTATAATAATTTCTTCATCATTTACCTTATACTGTTTGTATACAATTTCTTCCTTATCATACATATTATTAACAGGTTTAACTTTTAATTCTTTTTTAAGGTTGGTATATTCCGAATCTGTAAAATAATCTTTGTTTATGTGATATCCATCTTGGTCCAAATACATAATATGTTTGATAAGATTTATTTTTTATACCTTCAATATAAAAAAAATCAATTTTAACGAAATTTATTTGTATACAACAAAAATATCATATTGTTCATATCTTGATTCATTGTTTTCTATAACAATACACGCATATTTATTTCCATAATTATAAAATCCCATATCATTTCTGACAGCAATATATGCTGAACAATGAAACTTTTTTTTATTTCGATCAATATGTAAATTTTCAAAAAAGTTCCACTTTTCTTCATTATTAAAATAATTATTTATATCACGTACATCATATAGTGCTTCATTTTCATCATTATGATTGAGGTTCATTCTTATTTTGATAAATTCATTCAAAATATTATCAAGCTGGATTTTCAATTCATTTATGGATGTAATATTTTTTTTTGGCGTGACTTTAAATATTTGAAAATGACTTTTGTATATTTCAAGGAGGGAACATGTGCTAATATAAATATTCAAATCAATAATTTCCCTTTCTTTTTTATAAGCATCATATTTTTTTTTGCGTCGATCATCTAATTTTGATTCGTGTATTTTTTTTGCAATAACCCCATTTATATTTTTACCATTTTCTTTTGCTCTTGCAATAAATTCAATATTTTCATTTAAAATTTTACTCCTCAATGGATTTATTTTGTTGCCTGTCCATATTGAAATGTTTTTTTTAGTGATAAACATGTCTATCGTAAATCCAAGTTCCTTCACAAGTAATTCATTTTCTTGAGGAATGGAAATTCCTGTTGATTGTTGCATTTCGTGTATAGCAATTACTTTTTTTGCTGAAATTTTCATGATTATTTCTCTTGCATTTTTATCAAGAACAATATCAAAATCCAATAACGGAACCATATCGCATATAGTCATGATATATGAGAATATATCATATGACATATTTTCATATATTTTTTCGTTATCAATAATTTTTTCAAGATTGAAAATTGTTTTTGCGTTCAATAACCCCATTTTTTTTAAATAAATAATGATATCATTTTTAAATAACAATATCTTTGAATATCCCAAATTAACCAACCATTTTATCATTTCTTTTAGTTTTTGTCGCTCTTTCCATAATTCCCATTTTGACGAACTCATAAAATACGAGTGTATTTCATATTCGGTAATCTGTACCGTTGATAATTTTTTACCACAAACAAGAACCATCATATGTGGATCTGTTGCGTATTTATGTTTTTGCATACACAATCCACAAAAGTTCTTTTTGCATCTTGGATTGGCGCATGTCAATGCCAAACAACCACTAAAATCATAAAATGGAGCGCGACAATATGGACACGAAACACTTGTCGTTAAAATGTTATTCATCGAATTTATTACTTTTTCTTTTGTATCCAACACAGTAGTATTGTTTGATATTTCATGACTGCATGCTTGATTAAGTGATATTATGAATTTTTCAAAAATCGGCATTTCATATTCATTGAGTAATTTTTGAATACTTTCTATTGTAAAAAATCCCGTGCATTTTTGATCACACATGCATTTAATCAATCTATTATCAGCATAATACAAATAAATTGCATCACTTGGTTCCGTTATTTCAGAGTTGAAAAAATCCGTTAAGCATCCGGAACACAAAATATGCATTTCGTCACATACACATTTTATTGATCTTATTGTATTATCGATTATATCAGTGCATATAAAACACGCCATAAATTCTACAAAATGTACTTTTTTGTTTTTTGGTATTTTATGAATAAAATAAATATATCAATAAATTTCAAATTCAATTTTTATGTATACACATTTATTTTTTCTGTATACATGATGTCAAAAAGTTTTTCATACTCATCTGGAAAATTTTCTTGTAATATTTTAATTAATGATTTTTGATCATTGAATGTTATAATCATACTTTCATTTGATTTTTTTTTATAATACACGCTGTACTCTTCATGTTTATGAGATTCCCTTGAATCAAAACTTGCGCAACTATTGTATGTTCCGATAATAATTCCTCCTTCCTCCAAAAAATATGCCATATTTTTGTAGCATTGTTTGTAATCATTGTCATCATAAATCAATGATGTTGCGTTATGTTCTTTTTTTGTGAAAATACATCCTTCAGTCACAATAATTTTAAATTTACCTTTTAATTCGAGCAAATATTCATCATTGACACGCATGTTTGAATCATAAACATTTATTACAACATCTGGCAAACAACCAATATTGCAATCAAGTGTAAAAATATTATTATGGTTATGTGCTAGTGTATATTGTTCATCTAATACATGATGATGTCCGCAACCCACTATCATAATGTTGGATAATATGCGCTCATAATATTTGTTAGTTCTAAATAATATGCAATCTCCAGCTATACTAATATGTTTTTGAATATCACTTTCAATGATATCAGCATTGCAATAGATATCATTTATCATTTTAATAATATGCGCTATGTTATATACATTAATAATTTTTATTGCAATATGCAATATCAATTTAATATTGTCTGGAATATTGAATCGGTGCACATTTCGTAATATTATTTTTGTTTGTTCATTCAAGTGTTCAATTTCAAATATAGAATCATCGATTTTTAATACGCTTTTTCCGAGCGTTGTCATTTTACAATATCTATCATCGTTACCATCATTATAATAGTCAAAAAAATTGCGCAAATTGAATAGTGACATAATTAAAAAAACACAATTATTGATATTGCGTATTGTTAACATAATGATAATTATAAATATCAACACAAGATAATATTCAATTTTTTTTTTTACAAAAGATTATTCTTGTTTCTCACTATCTTCATGTTCAACATGTTCAAATTCATGCTCACATGATTTTCTGTTGCAACGAAATGTGTTTGATGATGGGGTATCTTGAAGTTTTTCATCAGAATTTTTTTCATTATTTACGAATTCTTGTGTTGTTTCTTCTGTTGTTTCTTCTGTTGTTTCTTCTGTTGTTTCTTCTGTTGTTTCTTCTGTTGTTTCTTCTGTTGTTTCTTCTGTTGTTTCTTCTGTTGTTTCTTCTGTTG